TAAGGTTCCTAATTGCGTTCCAGCTAAAGGAGTTCCAAAGGCAAGTGGTTATAAAAAAGTTTCAGAACAAGTACGACCAATTGAAACTCAGCAGGGTAAATTTGATAGGATGGTTGGTTCTGCAAGCCTTCTTTCACCAAAAACTAAAATTATAATGCTTCAGCAAGCTGCAAAGAATCACCCGTCAAAGGTTAAATCGGTGGATGAAAATCACATCGCAATTTCCAAGGGAAAGGAGCTTGATGATGAGGGCGGGATGATTAAGAGTGAGCTTGAAACTATTGAGAGAGCAATTAAGTTAATGCGATCCATCGTCAAGAAGGATAACGCACAAGTTCCAGCCTGGGTTCAGTCTAAGGTAACTAAAGCTGCAGATTATATTGACACCGCTGCAGACTATATGGCGGGAAACGATGAAGAATCTGTAGATGAGTCATTTAAAGTAATTCAATCTTCCGGTCAACTATATCATATTATTGTAAATTTTATGAGTAAAAATTACAGCATTAAAATTTACTTCCCAATGCAAAATAGACCATCTCAACAGGATGTAAATGATGCTGTTCAAAAAATATATCCTGGTGGTAAAACTCTGGCATACTACCCATGTGTTATGAGTTCTAATTCAAATTATTTGGTAGCTAAAGAAAATATTAGTTTTGATATACCAAAGGGAAGTGGTGCTCTAGGTAAACGGTCCGGTGAGCAATTACTAAGACTTAAAGATAGTGGTCTGAATAATAATCAATTAAATCGGGAATTAGAAATTCGTGGAATTAAGCCAAGAGGTGTTGAACTTCCCCTAGCAAGTAGAGGAAAGGGTGGAAGTCCCTATGAACCATATACTGGCCCAGAAAAGAAAGGGCCATATGTTCCAGCTCCACAAAAGCCTTCGAAGATGCAACTTGCTCACAATCAGATTGAAGGAGATCTAGTAGAATCTGACAATCATGCACTTGCAGCAAGATCAGTTGAAATTGAAACTGAGATGAGGAAGCGTTCAAAAAATTATTTGATAAATATTGGTATGATAGGAGAAGACAAATCTCCAGCTTGGCAGAGAAAGGCTGGTAAAAACCCAGAAGGTGGTTTAAACGACGAAGGTATTCGTTCGTATAGAGCGCAACACCCAGGATCAAAGCTTCAAAAGGCAGTTACAACCAAGCCATCCAAACTTAAGAAGGGGTCCACAGCAGCAAAACGAAGAAACTCCTTTTGTGATCGTATGTCTGGAATGAAGGAGAAACTTACTTCTGCTAAAACTGCAAGGGATCCAAATAGTAGAATCAATAAATCTTTGAGAAAATGGAACTGTTAATCCCATATGTCCGATAACATTTATCTTGGAAATCCTAATTTAAAAAAGGCAAATACGCCTATTGAATTTACCCAAGAGCAAATTTTTGAATTTATTGAATGTAAAAAAGATCCGGTATATTTTGCAAAAAATTATGTACAGATTGTAAACGTTGATCATGGTTTAATACCATTTAAGATGTATAAGTTTCAAGAGAAACTTATTGAAAATTTTCATAATCATCGATTTAATATATGCAAAATGCCCAGACAAACGGGCAAATCTACAACTTGCGTTTCATACTTACTACATTACGCCGTATTCAACGATAATGTTAATATCGGCATCCTTGCAAACAAAGCATCAACTGCACGAGAATTATTAGAAAGGCTTCAGACAGCATACGAGAACCTTCCTAAATGGATGCAGCAAGGAATTATATCATGGAACAAAGGTAGTTTAATGCTGGAAAATGGATCAAAAATTATCGCAGCTTCAACTTCTGCTTCAGCAGTACGAGGAATGTCCTTTAATATTATCTTTCTTGACGAGTTTGCATTTATCCCAAATCATATTGCAGATCAATTCTTCTCTTCTGTATATCCAACCATTTCTTCAGGAAAATCAACTAAAGTAATTATTGTTTCTACCCCAAAGGGTATGAATCACTTCTATCGTCTCTGGCATGACGCAGAACGTAAGAAGAACGAATATATCCCCACAGAGGTTCATTGGTCAGAAGTACCTGGCAGAGATGAGGCATGGAAGGCTCAGACAATTTCAAACACTTCAGCTCAACAATTTGCTCAAGAATTTGAATGCGAATTTTTGGGATCTGTTGACACACTCATTGCAGCATCAAAACTTAGATCTTTAGTATATGACGACCCAATAAAATCCAATAAGGGATTGGACATTTATGAAGATCCCATTGAAGACCATAACTATATCATGACAGTAGATGTTGCTAGAGGAATTGAACACGATTATTCAGCATTTATCGTATTTGATATTACAACATTTCCATATAAAATTGTAGCAAAATATAGAAATAATGAGATTAAGCCAATGCTACTTCCATCAATTGTTGAGCAAGTAGCTACTGCATATAATAAATCATTTGTACTAGTTGAAATCAATGATATTGGAGATCAGGTTGCAGGTATTTTACACTTTGACTTAGAATATGACAATCTCTTAATGTGTGCTATGAGAGGTAGGGCTGGTCAATTGGTTGGTCAAGGATTTTCCGGAACCAAATCTCAGCTTGGCCTTAAGATGTCAAAGACTGTTAAAAAAATTGGGTGTTCAAATCTTAAAACTCTTGTAGAGGATGATAAGTTAATTTTTTCAGACTACGATCTTATCAGTGAACTCACAACATTCATTCAAAAAAATCACTCATTTGAGGCTGAAGAGGGTTGTAATGATGACCTTGCTATGTGCCTTGTCATATTCTCATGGTTAGTTATACAACCATACTTTAAAGAAATGACGGACAATGATGTTCGTAAAAGAATATATGAAGAACAAAGAAATCAAATTGAACAGGATATGTCACCATTTGGGTTTATTGTGGATGGACTTGAAGGTGAAAATGTAATGATAGATGATAATACTGGAGATCGTTGGTTGGTAGTAGAAGGTGCTACACAAAATGCATATACTGAAAAATGGAATGTTGATGAATACGGTGATAGAGCATATATGTGGGATTATCGTTAAAACCTAAGGAATGTATAAATATTTGATAGGATAAATGAAGATTTTAGAGGAATTAAAATGGCTTTAGGGTTAGTTTCACCTGGCGTCAAAGTTAGAGAAGTCGATTTAACCAATGGTAGAGTCGGTTCATCGTCTCAAGTGGTTGGAGCAGTTGCTGGTCCATTTGTAAGAGGTCCCGTAGAAGAGCCAGTTCTAATTGAGAATGAGCAACAATTAATTGACATTTTTGGCAAACCTGAGTTAAATAGTAATCAGTATGAATACTGGTATACTGCATCAAACTATCTCACTTATGGTGGAACCCTAAGAGTTGTAAGATGTGATGGTACTAATTTGGGGAATGCGAACTCCCCAGTAGGTGCTGCATCATCACTAACCTCGGTAAAAATTAAAAATTATGATGATTACATATCCCAATCATCTTCCTCTTGGCATTGGGCAGCTAAAACTCCAGGAACTTGGGCAAATGATGTCAAGGTCTGTGTTATCGACAATTTTGCCGATCAAACTCTAAGCGGAGTTGCTACTGGCATTACAACAAGCATCACTCAAGTATCTCTAGGAACAACAACCGTAACACTGGATGTTGTAGGTGATACTAATTTAGGAGTTACTACTGCAGGTTTCTTAGTTGGTGATATAATTAGTGGCACATACATACTGGCAAATACTACAATTTTAGGAATTGGAAACAGTTCAATTACAATTTCTCAAGGAACAGTTAATACTGGTATTGCAACAACGAGCGTTTTAGCATCATTTACCAGACCAACTCTAGTATCAACAACTAATGTTATTGTTGGAACAGCAGTAACACAATCAATTAGTGGTGGTATTGCAGGTATCGGCACCACTTCGGGCCTAAACGGATATCTGAAGGGAATTGTAACTGGAGTTGGGGTTAGTGAAATTTATGTAAAAGTTCTCAGTCAAGTAAGTTCAACAGGAATTGAAACTTCAGCAAAGTATAGCTTATATTCTTTTACAGCATCTTCAGCAATTTCAATTGGAAATACTACAGCATCAAATGGAATTGGGGCACCAAATTCTCTCACATATCAAGCAAATGTACATCAGGTAACCGATTGGTATAATTCACAAACTCTTGGATTAAATAACTCGATTGTTTATTGGAATTCTATTGCTCCTAAGCCTGGAACTTCTGCATATGCATCTGCTAGAAGTTCTTCTAACGATGAGATGCACATTGTCGTTGTAGATGATTCTGGGTCAGTGAGTGGAATTAGTGGAAATATTTTAGAGAAGTGGATTGGACTCTCAAAGGCTACGGATGCACAACTTTCCCCACAGGAGAAAGTATACTATAGAGATTATCTGGCGTCAACTTCAAACTATATCTATGGTGGTGCGGATCCAAACAACCTCACTGCAGTTGGATATGCAGGAACTGGAGGAAAAAACTGGAATCAACTAGCTCAAGGAGTTGATTTTAATGTATGTGGAAAAAGAACCTACAGTCTACTTGGAGGAAACTCCTATGGTGGTAGAAGTTCTTCAGGATATATTACTCCAGAATATAATCCAGAACTTGGTGATGTTATAAATTCATATAAAATTTTCACCAATAGAAGAGAATTTGATATAAATTTCCTGATGATGGGTTCGGGTTATGACGATAAGCTCACAACTCAGGCAAAGGCAAACGAGCTGATCGCAATTGCATCAAACCGTAAGGATTGTATTGCAGTAATTTCACCACACAGATCGTCAGTTGTAAATATCACAAACACAACTACTCAGACAAATAACATAATTGGGTTCTTTGATGGCCTATCGTCATCATCTTATGCTGTATTTGATAGTGGTTACAAGTACATGTTTGATAGGTTCAACAATAAGTTTGTCTATGTACCTATGAATGGAGATATTGCTGGTTGTATGTGTAGAACCACCTTAAATGATTTCCCATGGTTCTCTCCTGCAGGTTCAAAGCGTGGTGTTATTAATGGTGCGGTTAAGCTTGCATATAACCCATCGCAAGCACAGAGAGATGAGCTATACATCAGAAGAATTAATCCCGTAATATATTCGCCAGGATCTGGAATTATCCTATTTGGAGATAAGACAGGATTGGCACAAGCTTCGGCCTTCGACAGAATTAATGTTAGAAGATTGTTTATTTCTCTTGAATCAAGTATTGAAGCTGCAGCTAGAGATCAACTATTTGAATTTAATGATTCAATTACAAGATCTAATTTTGTAAATATTGTTGAACCATATCTTCGTGATGTCCAAGCTAAGCGTGGAATTACTGACTTTATCGTAATTTGTGATGAAACCAATAACACACCAGATGTTATTGATTCTAATGAATTTAGGGCTGATATTTTTGTTAAGCCTGCTCGCAGCATTAACTTCATTGGTCTAACATTTGTTGCCACAAGAACAGGTGTTTCCTTTGAAGAAGTTGTTGGAAGAGTTTAATTAATATTATAAACATACTACTGGAGAAAACTAATGGCATCCTATCAACAAATTCCTAATTCTGGCAGTGAGGGAAGATTTTTAGATAATTTTAAGGGTAGATTATCTGGTGGCGGTGCTCGTCCCAATTTATTTGAAGTTGAAATTAAATTTCCAAGAATTGCGCTTCCAAATGGAGTTTCAGACTCCCAGCTAACAGATAAGATTAAGTTCTTGGTAAAGGCTTCATCAATTCCAGCTTCAAATATTTCACCAATTCCAGTTCCATTTAGAGGTCGTACTCTTCAGATTGCTGGAGATAGAACTTTTGATCCTTGGCAAGTCACGGTCATTAATGATGCAGATTTTGCAGTTCGTAGTTCCTTTGAAAGATGGATGAATTATATTAATAAGCACTCCGACAATTCCGGTACTACTGATCCAGCTAACTATCAAACTGATGCTTGGGTATACCAACTTGGTAGAGCACAAACCCAAACTGCAATTACTAGTGCTGATAACATTCCAGTTATCAGAGCATATCACATGTATGGAATTTTCCCAACCAATGTTGGCGGAATTTCACTAGCATATGATGCAAACAATCAAATTGAAGAATTTACTGTAGACCTACAGATGCAGTGGTGGGAATCCTACGATTCAAATAAAGCCATTGATGTTAAGTGATAAATAGGTAAAAGTCACTTCAAAACATAATGGCAGGATTGTTTGGTTACTCGTTTGATGATAACATAAAAAAACCTAAGAAGCAGGTATCCCCCGTCCCCCCAAATAACGAGGATGGGGTCGATTACTATATTTCTTCAGGTTTTTATGGTCAATATGTAGACATTGAAGGTGTTTATAAGACTGAGTATGATTTAATTAAGAGATATCGAGAGATGTCACTACATCCAGAAGCTGATAAGGCTATTGAAGATGTAGTAAATGAAGCTATTGTTTCTGACTTAAATGATTCTCCTGTAGAAATTGAGTTATCTAATTTAGATGTTGATGATAACATCAAAACAATTATTAGACAGGAATTTAAATATATTAAAGAACTCATGGACTTTGATAAGAAGGCCCATGAAATTTTTAGAAACTGGTATGTTGATGGGAGAGTATATTACCATAAGGTAATTGATCTAGATAATCCTCAAAATGGAATTAAAGAAATTCGCTATATTGACTCACTTAAAATTAAGTATGTTAGAGAACTGAAGAAGAAGGATAATCGTAATATTATCGATATTCAAAATATCAATGTTATCAGTAGAGAAATTGGAGTAGAAAAATTAGATTTTCCTGAGATTGAGGAATATTTTGTATATACTCCAAAGAGTCAGGGATATAGTACTGGTGCAAGTGGTTATGGTAAGGGAGTTAAACTTGCCAAGGATTCTGTAACATTCATCACCTCAGGTCTTGTAGATAGAAATAAGCAGACAATTTTATCATATCTTCATAAGGCAATTAAGGCCCTCAATCAACTTCGTATGATTGAAGACTCTCTAGTAATTTATAGACTGTCTCGGGCACCTGAACGCAGAATATTCTATATCGATGTCGGCAATCTACCTAAGGTAAAGGCTGAGCAATATCTTCGTGAAGTTATGTCACGATATAGGAATAAGTTAGTCTATGATGCGTCAACCGGAGAAGTTAGGGACGATAAGAAATTTACAAGCATGATGGAAGACTTCTGGCTACCTCGCAGAGAAGGTGGTCGTGGTACTGAAATCACCACTCTTCCTGGGGGTCAAAATCTTGGTGAGCTTGCAGATATTGAGTACTTCCAAAAGAAACTTTATCGTGCTTTAGGTATTCCAGAGTCTAGAATTGCTGCTGATGGTGGTTTTAATCTGGGAAGATCTTCAGAAATTCTTAGAGATGAAGTCAAGTTTAGTAAGTTTGTTGCCCGTTTGAGCAAGAGATTCTCTTATATGTTTAGTGATATGTTGAGAACTCAATTGATTCTCAAAAATATCATTACACCAGAAGATTGGGCAAAGATGGATGAGCATATTCAGTATGACTTCCTATATGATAATCACTTTGCAGAACTTAAGGATGCAGAGTTATTGAACGAAAGATTAAATATGGTTCAAGTTGCAGAACCTTACGTTGGTAAGTATTTCTCTCAAGATTACGTCAGAAGAAAAGTTCTTCGTCAAACTGATATGGAAATTCTGGAGCAAGATGCTCTTATCAAAAAAGAAATTGAAGAAGGTTTAATTCCAGATCCCAATCAACCTATTGATCCACAAACCGGATTACCTCTTGACCAAACTGCCCAAATGGATCTAGGTCAACCAGTAATGGAACCAGATTTAAGATCTCAAGAAAAAACAACTGAGATTAATTCTAGAGTAATGGAAATGCCCAAGGGTGGTGAGATATAAATAAAAACGATTACTAATTGGAATTTAAACAATGGATGATTTACTCGATATGATTGCTACTGACGAATCTCCTTCACAGATCAGTGATAAAATCAAGGATCTTTTGTTTTCTAAGGCAGCAGAAAAGGTTGATGATTTTCGTCCTGCTGTAGCAAATGCAATGTTCAATAACGAAACAGAAGAAGAATGAAATCTTTTAAGCAGTTCATCTCAGAATCTGTAAATATTTCTGGAGACTTTACCGGAAATCTTTACATTAATTCTTCCCAACCAGAGCAACAATCTGTTGGTGAAGGATACGTTGCAGATGTGCTGTGGAACGGAAGTCTTTATAGAATGGAATTAGTTACTAAAACAGGAATTCCTTCAACAAGAGAACTTGGTGAGCAATTGCAGTCTAATTATCCTGGAGCGGTTGTTCATCAGATTTATCCCGTAATAGAGAAGAATTTAAATATCAAAAACGCACAAAGATACCACCCATCAAAGTTAGAATGGATTGATTGATAAATG